CATACCTCCCGCGATCACATCCACAGGCGAATCCAAAATGCCGACAAATTCGGGATCCGAACCGATCTGACACGTAGTGCCAAACTCGTCCGTATTCAAAAAAGCCAGCGTTTCAGAAAGCGCCATCAGGATCAGTTGCCGTACTTCTTAGAAGCAAGACCGGTCAGCGAGACGAAACCAGTGCCGGTGCCACCAGCAACAGTCACGCTTGCTTTGATGTAGCGCTTCATGTCGTTGCTGTTCACATACAGCTTCTCTTGAAGTGCAGTGTTGGCATCGGTGGTGGTGAAAGCGCCACCAGACACGTCGGTGTAAGTACCACCAGAAGTGTCAGATTCGGTCAGCTTGACGGCATAGGTGATGCCAGAGCCACCAGCGGAAGCATCAAGAACGAAAGCAATATCGCCTTCGTAATCGAGCAGATCGATGGCAGAGCCAACACCAGTCGAAGCAGCCAGTGCATTAGGACGCACGGCGAGCAGGGTGGTCTTAGACCCCAGATTGTGAAGCATTGGTCTTTCTCCGTTTGGGAGCGGGTTTAGTGGGTTGAGGCTTTACTTCTGCCTCGATCACAACTTCCTGAGGTAAAGGAGCAGGCATCGCCTTTCCAATGCCGATCAGCAAAAGAGCTGATTTTTGATCCGTCTCGACGAAATCGCCAATCTGGACTGGTTTTAAGTCAACAATGGTTGACTTCAGCATTTGAATGCGCATACCCGCTCCTCCTCCTTATCAGGACAGCTTGCAGATGGACTCAGGATGGCGGATAGCCACGTCGTAGTCCTGCATGGCGACCACGCGGACGGTGCCAGAGGCAGAGCCGGTGTAGGGGTCAACCATGATGTCCAGACCGCTCCAGAAGCCGATCATGATGTCGCTGAAGTTAGCGAACACCGCAGTGCTGTTCGGCATGGAGTTGGACACGTAGGCGTTGTAACCGTTGATGGTGTTGTCGCCTTCGTAAACGAAGATGCCGTTGGTGCCGGAAGCCTTCTCGGTGGTCTTCAGGGTTCCGCGCAGAGCGGAGTTCATCAGATAACCGAGGCTGCCAAACAGCGCGTTGTCGGTGCTGAGTGCAGCTTCAGCGTTCACGAAGTCAGAGAAAGCAGCAACGCCGGATTCGGTATTGATGCCGGTGACGTTCAGGAAGCCGAGGGGATAGGAACCGGTGCCGGTGCCGTTGATGGCTTGGTTTTCAACCTCAATGGCAATCTGCTGAGCCAGGTCACGACGAACGAGGTTTTCGATGTCGATGCTGGATTGCAGCAGCAGGCGGCGGCTGTAATCAGTCAATGCACCAATGGTGCGGGGCTGCATGGTCACCTGATCAACGGTGAGCTGCGATTCGGTGATGGCACCGGATTCAGCCACGTGATAAGTGGTAGCACCACCCGACTGGCGGGGAATAGCAACCATGCCCTGCAGACCGGTCATCACGTTGGCGCCTGCAGTTTGCAGAACCAAGGACTTACGGAGCAGATCGATGAAGCTGTCGCTCATCAGATCGGTAGCGACCAGATCGCCACCACCGGATGCGGCACCAACGGTCAGGTCACGACGACCAAAGCCCAGCACGTCGGCGGGGATCAGGATGCCACGGGCTTCCTTGCCGCTCTTTTCTTGAGCAGCGCGGCTGACTTCCAGCTCGAAACCGGCAGCACGTTGTGCTTCGCGGCTGTTGGGGTGAGCCAGAGCGTTGATAGCGCGAACGAAGGAGAATTCACGCTTCTCCTTATCGGACATGCCGATTTCGGCGTCCTTAGCGTTTACGGGCTTTTCTTCAACACCCATCTTTTCCAGAAGGGCAGAGCGAAGCTCTTCGAGGCTGCGGGAGTTAGAAATAAACTCCTGAGCCATTTCGACGTTCTTGGTACGTTGACCAAGGGCGACCATGTCGGCCACTTCCTTCGCCTTGGCCTGAGCGGCCTCAGCGCGGATAGCCTCAATGTTGAGGTTTTGATCCACGGTTTCTACTCCGTTGGGTTGACTTTGCACGGCTGAGGCCGTAGCAGTGCTTTCATTATGGTCGAAAGCACGTCCCAAACCAACTGAATTGTCGGCTGGGATAGTTACCAGGCTTATTTCAAAGGGCTGGTATTTGGTGGCGCGATAAGTCACTGGTGTAGTGGACTCATCGGCCTCCATCGCGTCAATCTTGTATCCAAAACTGACGTTGCGAATGATCCCATCACGGATGAGATCTTGCATCTCACGTCCAAGCTCGTTATTGGCAAGCTTCACACGTGCATATGCACGCTTGTCTTTGATGTAAGCCTTTTGAACAACACCAACAATGCGGTCAGCATCGTGTTGATAAAGAAGGGGCGCACCATCATTTAGACGTGCAAGATCCATGGATTTCGTATCCATGTTTAAAACTTCCATCCCGTAGTAACGCTCTACAGGAGCCTCACTTGCGAACGGAAATTCAAGGATGCGATCCTCATCCTGACTGCGAAATTCAACACTGAAAGCACGCTTTAGTGTTTCGCCTTCAAAGAAACGAGAATCAGAAATTTTGGTCAAGGTGCTGAATTTATGACCAACTTCGGTGTCAGTTGGTTCGCCATCACGGTACAGGCGAATTAACGCAGCAGGATCATCTTCAGTTCCTTTGATAACAAATTTGCTATCGGGAACATCAATTTCCCCATCACGGACAACTTTGACGATCTTGCCTCGTGCGCGACCGCCTGAGCTGTTCCAGCTCACCATGTCACCAACTTTTAAGGCATCAGGCTCAGCACGTTGCTCTTCTTGAGCTTCGACTTCAACCACTTCAACTTCAGGTTCTGCAACAGCAGCAGAACGTTGTTGATCGCCAGTCGGCGCAAAGCCACGTGCCTCGCGTTTCATTAGATCTAAAAATGGTCTTGACATTAGCTTAGTGCGTCTTGCTCTTCCTCATGTTGAATCGGATGCTCAGTAGGGGCAACAGGACTGAATTGCGTCGCACCATTCCCTGAGGTCTGAGAAGGATCAGTATCAAGGGTAATGTTTAACTCATCAGCAACTGCCAATTCGTGCTGACGTTGACGCATCTGCTCTTCAAAATCACCGCCATGCAAAGCGATGACTTGTGAAAGCGTCATGATGCCGCTGCGGATCAATTCCTTGTAAGCAGCAGCTTCTTTCTGCGGGTCAACAAACTGAGCGGCGGGTGCCATCCACTTGGCAGCCATATAACGACCGGGGTTGGTGTCGTAATTAGGCAGGTCAAGCACACCAGCCAAGACCGCCATGTCCAGCCAACGCTCGTAAACCTCTTCGCATAACGCCTCAATGACGTATTGCTGCAGCACCTTGTAATGGGTACGAGTCTCAAGCAGCTCTAACCGCGAAGAGCTGTAGTTGCTTTGCGAAAAGTCTGAGCTGACTTGCGTGTAACTACAGCCAATCCCAGCAGCCACAGCTCGCAGCATTTGCTGGACAAAAGGAGTGAACGCATCGTCAGGGCGATTGGGCGTGAAGAACTGCATTTCTTCGCCCGGTGCCAAACGGCGGATGCTGCCAGGGGAGAAATCCAGGACGGATTCTTCATTGAAAGTGCCATCTTCGAAGAGTTCCTGATCAGGAGTCTTCACGAACGCCATCATGCTGCTACTGGCACGAGCAGCGACAATCTCCGCTTCTTCGTATCCGGACAGATTGCGAAGGCGCATGATCGCCGTTGCAAATGCGCTGACACCACGTGTCTGACCCGGACGCTCAATCAGATACAGGTGAATGATGTCATCAGCGGGGATGCGAATCCGACGCTTGGCTGCTTTCTGCGCGTAGCTGAATTGATAATCACCGGGGTGATAATCGAAGAAGTGATAAGCAACGGGGCGACCCCACTTATCAATTTCCACACCCATACGGATTTCATTTCCGTCTTTGGTGATGGTGTTGTAATCGTCGTCCAGCAGATCGGATTCAATCAGCTCCAGACCAAGCGGAACCCTGCTATTGCCAAACGGTTGACGGACAAGGCGGACAAATACTTCGCCCGACTCCAGCATCGAAGTCACGCAAAGACGCTGGATGTCGTACCAGCTGAGTTTCCCGCCAGCGTGACAACGCTTAGCGCTCGTCCAACGGCTGAATTCTTCTTCAATTCGTGCGTTGACTTCTTCAGCTAAGCGCCCACCACGCTGCATGCGGACTTGGGCTTGAACCTTGATGCCAGTGCCGACAACGTTGTTTTTGACAGCACGAAGCGCAGATTTGGCAAAGTCCGAATCACGAACCAGCTGACGTGCGCGGTTACGCAGCATGCGAATGCTGCCGCGAATCTCGCTATCAGCAGACGTCGCTTGGCTGATCCAGTCAGACGTCAGACGATTGCTTTGCGCAGCGGCATACATCCGCTTGAGGTTCGTCGTCCTTGTCTTTTCTTCTTGTAGTTGGCGATGAAGATTGCCGACTCGCCCAAAACCCAAGAAAGCCATTAACGGAACCTCACTTTGGCTAGACCGGGATTGCCAAGACCCTGGCGGATCTTCTCGCGTCGCCGCTCCATTGCAACTTCATTTTGCAACGTGCTGCGCAATTCGAGCAGCTCGGTCATCTTGTAACGACGCAGGCTACGTCCACCGATGCTGTATTCCTGCACCATGCCGCCTGCAGCAAGGGTGCGGATTGCAGCGTCAACCTTTTCAAGGTCAATTTCAGCGCGGCTGCGATCATCAAATGCAGCGGGCGTGCCGCTGTAAACAGCAGAAGCCTTGACGGTGAACTGACCGCGACCGGCGGTGTATTGCGTGCTGTCAGTGCTGTAAGTAGCAACCGCTTGCCACGTCCACAACCCAGCGTCAAAACCACTGGTTGTAGAAGCGGGAATAGTGATGCGCCAACCGTCACCCTCGGCGGTTCCGGTGATGGTGGTGCCTTCAGATGCTGTATTTGTGCGGGCGTACCACTTCAGGGTGTAAGTGCCGCTATCGATGACCGTCCCAATCGAATTGGTGAACGAGGGAACGTCAAAGATGACGGTATCGCCTGCGTAAATCAGATCTGGGACGAGGATGGTCACCAGCTAGTCACGAATGAAGGATTACTGCGACGAACCCGGCGTTGCGGTGGTCGATATGGTGAGTCTATCGGTTTATCAGGCGTTGGATCAGTAGCGGTATCAGTTTTTTCTGCTTGTCCACGTGCGCGATTGAATTGATCAAAGATCGTGTTTCGGTTAAATCGCATGTACAAGTAGTGCAGCGCAGCATAGCTGTACACAAAACAGTCCAACGCTTCGTTGCGATCACCTGCTTTCTTCTTCCACTCCCGCACGGCAAAACCCTTGACGTAGCGGACAACCTGACGCTCGCTTGTAAGTTGCTTGAAGTATTCCTGACCAGCCTCTGCGTGAAAGTGAATGTAACCAGCGCCTGGCTCGTTGTGCTTCATTCTTCCGAACAAAGTTGATTTAATTGTGTCCGAACCGACGGGGAATACTTCAGCCGAATTCTTCAATACTTGACCTTTGTAGTTAATATCAACCTTGGAAGGCTTCCCTATCGGCGGTTTGTTCCGCACTGATTGACCTTTCAAAGCAAACACTCCTTTCCCCTTTCGACTTCTGGCATACGCATACACTTCCGAGGTGAAGTGACCGCCAGAGTCCACTCCAATTGCCGAAACTTTCAGCCTTCCACCGTCGGCATGTGGGTAGTCCCTTAGTAGCAGGTCATCAACTTGACTCCACAACTTTTGACCAGCTGGATCGCCGTAAATCTCTGTATGGCTGATCAACCAGCACTCCTCACCAGCCCCGTAGGCGTACAAGCCGATAGCCAACCGGTTGTCCTGTACGTCAACACCAGCAACCAAAACACTGGCGCCACTGGGGATTTCACCAGCGGGATAGAACTCGGCACGTTCCGAAAGGCTTTCCGCCCCAAGTTTTGCCCCCGTCTCTTCTTCCCACGTCTCGCCCAAAACAGTATTGACAAAGGTTTTGAGCAACGGAGCGTCGTTCTTCGCACGTAAAAACTCCGTCACTATCTCTTCCCAACTTTTCCAACCCAATGGCGAATAGAGAGAAGACAAATGGAATCCCACCGTCCGTGCATCTTGGCTAGTAGCAGTCGCTCGCCACTCGCCTTTGCGAAGCATTTCGCTCTTGTGATGCTCTGGTATG